TAGTTGATATCCTTGAGCAATTCCATGTTTAACAGGTCCAAAGAAATTAGAGTGTAAGGCTTGCTTAATCGTTATACCACGAGCATTTGCATAGTTTGTAACTTGCTCAAGATTAACTTGCATACCTTTTCTATCGCCCTCTTTTATCATAGTCTTTATTAGAAGGGCTTTGGTCTCGGGGTCTTTATCAAGATCAGCAATCAATTTCGAACGAATAGCTGCAAGACGAGGGTTGTTTTCACCTTCTACAATAGGCTTGGATTGTTCTCTCACTTCATCATCAGTTAGGGGTTTCTTATCGCTTGGTATCAGTCGATATTCAGATGCATTACGATCTGTGTGACGTTCGATGCCTGCATTCTTTAATGCATTATCATCTAATCCATTAAGGAATTTGGCGCGTGGATCATCAATGGCAATGTTGCCATCTTTCAGATCACGCAATACTTGTTTTTGTTCATTGGTTAATTGTGCTTTCTCTTGCACCTGAGATCGACCATCGCGCTTATTACCACCGGGTCCACTTCGTCGTGTCCCTGGACCACCATCACGTCCATCACCACCCCCGGCTTGTGATCTTGATTTATCACCTGAGATAGCATCCTGCATCTCACTTTTGGTGATGTAGTCGGGCTTGAGACCTTTGGCAATATCGGTGGGGGACAGCGAAGCTAATCGCTTTTTATATTCTTCATTGGGTTGCGCACTCTTCATCTCAGCTTTCTTCACGCCAGTGTTCTTCAGCAAATCTTTATAATCAACGGTGAGCGACTTTGGGTCGATGGCCACTGTTATTTTCCTCTACGTGCTACCGCTGCTCGATCTCTATCTTTTTCTTCTTGTGCTTTAATGTACTTGGCCAACATATCGATATATGTGTGCCTTTCCCACGGTATCATGTTGTTTATCTCAGTGAGGCCCATATGATGATGCAACATGAGATTAAAATTGGTCCGCATAAAATTAGATAGGTTGTCATATCCCATCAAATTTAAAAAAAAACACTGAAGTCATTAAACGTAATGTTATGCTCATATTTGCATTTCGGACATGTAGCGTTGGCCTTGATGCTGAAGCTTGGGAAGTTATTAATCCAGTTTTCCAGTTTATTAAATTGTTCTTGTGATAGGTTCTCAACAAACTTGACTACCTCACCACGTTCAAAATCCTTGGTGGTATAAACTTTCTTCGCCTTCATGATGTACTCAATCGAGTTAGCAATAATTTTAATTTTACGTGACAGGTTGTCTTCCGTCCCAGATGATTTCATCACCGCATAGGTGGGGTATTTCATTTTCACCAATATCTCATTACCAATATTAATTTCAGCCGGTACGTCTTCTTTATTCACTGCATAGTTCACGATATCTATTTTAACTGGAAACCGTGTACCACATTCGATGCCATCATCCATTATATTCAAGCATGAGAAGTTGGTCTCGACGCTGGGTCCCACTGACTTGGCACGTAATGCAATAAAAATATAATCCATATCAAAGAACGGTACCGCATCGACATTAACATCCTCCGACACCACACATTGTTTCACGATTTGTTTGGTAGCCTGAATGATATCGTTCTCATCCTTGCTCTCTAATGCCAGTAACAGAACTCGTTCCTCTCCTACCGTGAATGGTCGTACAACGATTTCATTATTGGTCGATGGCACCTTGATCGTATAGGTAGGCAAATCATTATTCGGCAAAGCCATATTTTATTATCCTCTCTCGCTTGGCACCCGTTCCACCATAGTGGTAAAGACTCTGCTTTCAGGATCGATACCCTTGCGCCGCCATTTGCTGAAGGTGAATGTCACGGTCAGGCGCAGAAAGCTATCATCAGCCCATGTGATTGGTTGTGGGTTAACCAGAATTGGAAACGCATCATATAATGTAAATGCATAATGTGCTTGTGGGGCCATGTCACTTACAAGGGCAGGCCATTCGCCAAGTTGATACATCGTAATGGTCGAGCGGTAGTTATCACGATATTCGAAATTGTAACTGACGCTTGGATTGATAACTTCCATCCAATTGTCAAAGAACATGCGCTCTTGTCCCCCAGTACGACAGAGAAACGTCATGTTGATATCGTCATAGTCTGATAGATAGGGTAATTTAAAACTTGGCCCATAGTATCTCATGTCCACATTCTGAAATGCTCGGCCCGGAAACTCAGTGGACTCACACAGATATGACAGGTCGCCATTCAGCACGGGACCCACGGCTGTTGGTGCATTGATCCGCACCATATAGCGACAAGCTTTCGCCAGACCACCATAGTCCTCAGCAATTGACCAGAACGTATTCATGTCGGTCATTTGCGGTGGATTAGCGAAATCGAATGTTCTTGTTTGGGGCGAACTGGATTCTGGTAGGTCTGCCATTTTATTTTTTTACAAAAACCTCTGTTGGAAGGGCAATGGCCTTGGCCCATTCGTCCTGGTGTAATTCGACAAATGGACTCTGCACATGATTAAATAAATATCGCTTGATGCATGGCCGCATGGCATTGGATATACGCTTGACGCTATTCAGCAAATCATAGGACAGCTTCAACCGTACCCGGGCATTCTGTTTATGATCGTTAGAATATTTCATTAAGCGTGTCAGCAGAGCCTTGCGCTCTCCACCATTGAGATAATGTAAATTCAAACCCAGAAACCCATCGCTATATCTATCGATGGGAAATACCATTGGAAAACGGTCATAAATTGGTAGGGTGGCTTTATGTTTTGGATCGTACCAATAGCAATACAGCTTACCAATCTGGATGCCGTCTCGTGCCCGGGTGGGATTGGACATGAGTTTACGCCGGTACCCGGCAGCGGTATACGCCTTGCCGATATACCAATCCTTTAAATCTTTTGCTGAGAATGTAGCCATAATTTTATTTATATGTAATTCCGAGATCGTGGTCAGTTATTATCTGAAATGTCCAGCCACGATAAACACAATAGGCATGGGCGGCTTCCCATTTGGCAGAGTTCACCCCCCATGTCATCACTTCCGTTAAATATTTTCTGGTTTTCTTCTTAGGAATCTTAGGCGCATAAGTTTGTCCTTTAGGCTTGATCTCGACCAGCGAGCATTGCACTGAGCCATCAGACATTCTTTTGCGTACAAAAAAATCGACAAAGTATCGGTGCTGGCGTCGATCCAGCGGGGACACGTAGGGTACAACGATCTCTTCGCTGGACCATTCCAGAATCTCATTGGTTTTGTCCAAATATACCATGAAGCGCAGTTCCAGTAGGCTTCGATAGGTGATGTTGGTTGCGTCACCTTTATATTTCTCCCAGTTTTTTGGTGTAAAACGTCCCTTGTAACTCTTCAACGAATAATCCTTCACTAAATACTAATATCTATTTAGGAAAAAATAAAAAATGGCCGATCCAGGATTTCCAACCGGGTTACCACCTGAAGAAATTGAAAAAATATCCGATGAGGCAAGAGAGAGGGATTGGTTTCTCAATCCGCCTGCCGATGTCAGCCAGACCAATCTACTCAGTTCAAAATATAATTTTACGTCCCGGGTATTCCCGCTCGATCTGGGCGACGAGCACAATGCCCATTACATGGTGATCAACATCAACGTCCCGGTCTATTCGGGTCTAATACCCAAGACCACCGAGGGTGAAAAGCGTTCTGCATTTGATGCTTCGATCAATGGTGAAATACTCAACGAAGCATCCAAGGTGGATCGTCTCAGGTTCGGTAAGAACAATCCCGGGGGTGGTGCCACCGAAGGCCGTAGCGGCGCATTTGTCGAGATACCCAGATACACAAGGCGTATTGCCGAATCCATTGCTCTGTTCATGCCGCAGTCCCTCGTCTACTCAACGCAAAATGCCTATGAGGATATCTCGCTCACGGCTATTGCCGGTTCGATTGGTGTCGGCGCGGTCACTGGTTTGCTGACCGGCATGGCGGCAGGCAAGGGTACCGGTCTGGTCAATGCCATATCCGGCGCAGCGGGTCCCACCTCACGCTTAGCAGGCTACCCGATCCATCCGCGCATCGAAATCATGTACGCCACCACCCCACAACGGCAATTTGTCTTTGAGGTCCTGATGGCCCCACGAAACTATAAAGAGTCCCTCGCCATCAAAGAAATTATTAGAACGCTCAGGTTTCATGCGGCCCCGGAAATCGACTCGCTCACCTATGGTCTCACGTTCATTCCCCCCGCTGAATTTGACATTACGTTCTTCTGGGCTGGTATCGAAAACCGCGCCATACCCCGAATTAACACCTGTGTCTTAGAACGAATTGATGTGGACGTAGCCCCCACCGGGGTATATTCCACCTTCCAGGACGGTTTCCCGGTCACCCTACGCCTATCGATGGGCTTCCGCGAAGTCGAGATCGTCCACAAAAAGCGCATCACCGAAGGATTCTAAATCATGGAAACGTTCATCCAGGAAACTTTAGACCGACAAGGCAATGTTCATCAAGAGGTCCTAGCCCGTTCACCATTACACGATGCTCTACTGACCATAGGCTATACCCATCAATGGACAACGCATGTCGGTCCAGCACTCAGCCATGCCTATCGGCATCCTGATGATCTAACCCTCAAGTTCGATGAAATAAAAAATAATCTGGATAGCATCCTGCCCGACTATACCTACTGGACCAACCAGAATGCCCAAGGCATCGATATCCATAATTACCATAAGGGCGAGGCAGGCGATGCCGTAACGACAGACCCTAACAACCCACAAGGCGGGCATTATCTCAGTCATTATTATGATTCCACCATGGAGCATGCCTGATGCTACGGTTCAGTCAGTACCTCAAGGAAAATAAAGAACCACAGTCACCATTACACAAGAAGTTCCTTGAGGCAGGCTATACCCATAAATGGACAGCCCGTCCTGGTGACAGCCGTGGTGATTCAAAAGCGTTCAACCATGCCTATCACCACCCCGATGAGCTAGAGACCCACTCAACCGAAATAAAAAATAAACTCGACAAACTGCTACCCGGCTACGAGTACTGGAAGAACAACCGGGCAAAATTCGACAAGGATACCAAGAAGAACAAGACCATCGACATGCATAATTATTTCAAAGGCAGGACCGGGGATACCATAGAGACAGAGCCAAATGACCGAGAGGGGGGACACTATCTTATCCACCACTATGATCATTCCAAAGGGTGATACCAAAGGATGATGCTAATTCTGTAAGACATAGGTTTCAGGTTTTCAGTTGATAATGATAAATTAAAATAAAACCAGACAAGCTCAAAGGACAGAAAGTATACAGTTTTAGTAACATTAGTTAGTATATTCATAGCTCTCAACGTAGAGTTGAGTTAGCAAATTTTAAATAAAAAGAAGCACAAATGCCATTTTTTAATGCCTTTCCACAAGTTGCCTATGACATTGCTCGGGATAGATTTTCCCAGTATCAGGCGATTACCAACATTACGTTCAGGGTTGGGATCATCAAATCCGTTATTTCGAACATAGGCTCATACTTTGTTCATACAATTTCCGATACAGAGACGCCAGATATCCTGGCTGAACAGGCCTATGGCAATGCCGAGGCCTACTGGATCGTGCTGTATGCCAACGATATCTATGACCCGCACTATGATTGGCCGCTCACCAGCCGAGAGTTTCGCAAATTCATTATAAACAAATACGGCTCAACCAATCTCGCCAAGACAACCAATCATCACTACGAAAAAATAATATCTCGTCGTGAGTCTTTGTCAGGCATCGTCACGTCATCACGCATTCTCATCGATCAACACAAGCTGACTGATCTCTCTGTGCCATACGAGAGCTACGACTCTATGCCGATCTATGCTGAAGAGACAATCAACATGGGCAATGGTCAGTCTGTCTTAGAGACAATCGAATCTTCCGTCACGTCTAACTATGATTACGAGTATCAACTCAATGAATCCAAACGTGAAATCAAGATGATCAAGGCTGAGTATTATAAACAAATCATGGCTGAGTTCGATGATCTAACACGGCAACGTATCAACCCACATCTACGTAAGTTGTACTGATGGTCGATTATTCCGATGATCATGCATATGCCATTCCGTCTATTGCCGATCAGGAATTGCTGACTTCCATTGATCTCGACTTTCCCGGCGTCGATACGAAAAAATTATTTTCTGACTTCACGGTGCGAGAGATCGTGATGGTCGAGAGCTTGCTTAGTCCCGGCCTACAAACATCAGTGAAGGCGCACTCTTATCTACACAATTTGCCATTGAAGACGTTCGATGATCTCAAAGGCAAGATGATGAAAATAAAAATAACTCGACCCATTCTGTCTAAGTATGGCCTGACCAACAACATGGAAGTCGAACAGGTGACGTATCGATTAGGCGGACGTAGCTCACTTGATCCTAACACCACCGACAATCGTAAGATGATCAATCGTGGTGTGGAAGAGTTGGTGTTTCATGCTTGTGATAATTCGATGTTGAACGATGCGGCGCAGTTAGTTAGCAAGAGTTGGAAGTGCACCACACCCGATGCCATCGTTCGACAGGTGCTACAGGAATGTATCGGTGTTGAACGATTGGAAGTTGAGAAGTGTGACCCGGCTCGTGATTACATCGCTGAGAATATTCATCCATTCCAAGTGGTGTCTCAACAAGCGGCAGTAGCTCTAGCCTCTGGTAATGACCCTAGCTTTGTACACTTCATGACTTATGAGAACTTGGGCACTCATCATTTCGAGTCGCTGCATAAGATGAGCGGCAAATCGAAGATCGCAGATTTATATTTTTCTATGACCGGCAGTTCTTACTCGTATCCATGGTCGATTATGAATTACACGTTCCCATGTGACTTCGATCTGCTGTCAGATGTTCTCAATGGAGTCAATGACCTTGGCTCAAATATTAATTCACTTTTAGTTGTGAACCCGACAAATAAATTGTTTTCTTGGATTGGCAATCAAAATAGAGGCTGCGGTATGGGCGGCGGCGTACATAAGGTTGCCATGAGTAACCAAAATAGTGAAAAGGCGGCAGACTCTTGTCCTGACTATGTTCGGGTGAGTGTGGACAAGCGCCAAGCACGTATGGCCTTGTTAGAAAAGGACAAAATTGCCCTGCGATTGACAGTGCCCTGGAACACCGTATTCAATGCTGGTAAGGTAATCAATATAATTTTAAAAAATAATGAAGACAAAACCGGCCAATTATTAAATTACGGATCAGGCCTCTATCTTATCTCGTCGTTAGTACATAACATCAAGGCTGGTGGGTACAGTACGATAACAATGGATTGTGTGAGCCAGACCGTAGGGCACGGCGAGGTCTAAGTTTGGTGATTGATGACGCGAACAAGGAACGGCATGCCAATTGCTGACCGGATCAAGGCATCGATCTTGATTCTGGAAAACGGCTGTTGGCAGTGGCAAAAAAGTATTAAAAATGATGGTTATGGCCGTATGTCAGTAGGTGTTAAATCAACTACAATTTCGGCTCATCGAGCTTCTTACGAGGCCTTTGTTGGACCAATCCCTGAAGGACTGTCGATAGATCACCTCTGTAGGAATCGGGCCTGTGTGAATCCGGCCCATCTTGAGCCAGTGACAATGGCCGAAAACCTTCGACGTGGTCTTGCAGTGAAGACGCATTGTAAGCATGGACATGAGTTTACCAAAGCGAATACCTATCGGCACTCAGGTAAAAGACATTGTCGCATCTGTCGCCTTGAAGCTGTTCGACGGTACTTAGCACGGAAAGCTGCATGAAACGGTGGAAGCTGAAATTCATTGCTGATGATATCTTGCGAAAGTGGAAGGTGAGATTCGCTGGTGAACGTATCATGACTTCCGAATATTGTGTCATTGACAAGGACATGCCTCTTGTCAACGCAATGAGGGGGCGTGTTGGGAAACCGTTCCACGAGATCGTTCAAATGCGTATTGCGGACCAGATCGATGATGAGTGGGCCGGATCATGAGACGGCGGTGGAAGATGCCCTTCAATGCTGAAGTTCTCATCAGAAGAAAAATAAATCTTTATTATTATCCCAACAATGACAATGACACGTTTGCCTTCATGGAAATGAAACGGCGGGTCTGGTTCATGCCGCATCACGATGTCAATGATCATATTCTGGACGAGATAAGAGAACAGGTCTAGCCATGAGAATACGGTGGAAGGTAAGCTTTAATGGCGAGAACGTCATCAGAAAAAAAATTAATCCTTCAATTTACCTTATCCAGGATAATCCTTCATTTTACCTTATCAATGGTAATTTGATACTTGCATCCAAAGGAATGCGCTGGCGAATCTGGGACATGCCACACCTTGATGTCATAGATGATGTTCTTACCCAGATTTGGGAAGAGAATAGATCATGAGAATCATGAAGGATCAAAGGTCTATGATAAGGCTATTCCAGGCCGAGAAACTCATCAGGAGAACTTTTGATCCTGTGAAATATAATATTTACTGGACAACAAGACAAGCAATCTGGAACAGGCCATTCTATGCCAGAAGTATGCTGTTTGAGCTTACTCTGCAAATTGGCGAAGATGATCTAGGGTCTATGAAATGAGACGGCGGCTATTGGGCACGGTACTATTCAACGCCGAGACACTCATTAGGAAAACTTTTAATCCTTCATATTATATCGTCAACATCGAGCATACCAACAATTTCATGATTCTGAGACAACAATTCTGGGCGAGATCGATCATTCAAGTGCCAGATTTGTTTTTTACATTGTCGGTTCAGATCATCGAAG